GGAGCACCAGTAAATTCAACTGGTCCTGCTGTATATGGAACTAACAAGGGTGATGCTCCTCCAATGTTCCCTAAAGCAATTGAAAAGTATAAGAAGAGCAATCAACCTCTCAAGCGTAAATCACTAGAGCAATTCCGAAAGGGAAACTAATATGTTTGGTATGATCCCATTCCCTGTTAAAATTCTTGCTATTATCTTTATTATATTGGGTGCTGCTGGTTGGGGGTATATGAAAGGCTCCGCACATGCAGAGATTGAACTTGCTAACTATCATGCCAAAGCAGAGAAACAAATCTCTGAGCTTAAGACAGAAAATGCAACCATCTCAAGTAAAGTTGTAACCGAATATGTTGATCGTGTCAACACAATTCATGACAAAGAAATCATCTATAAGACTGCCACTGCAAAGATGGAACCACAGCATGATATGTCTAATGGCTGGATTGAACTTCACGATGCTTCTGCCAGACTAGCTAATCCTGATGCAATCTTAGCATCTGATAAGTCACCATCCGGTATAATGGATAACTCTGCATTAGCAGTTGTGATTGGTAACTATGCAGTATGCCACGAGAATAAACAGCAACTAATCAGTCTACAAAAGTGGATTGCAGATAATAAAACAGCGATTGATGCTGCTAACCTTAAAGCACCAAAGGGGAAATGATTATGAAAAGGTTGATTATATTATTACCTTTAGTGTTGCTCATGGGATGTGCTGGTAAGACACGTCTAGTGCCACAGGCTTACATGCCAGAGCCACCAGAAATTCTTATGAAAGCACCTAAAGAACTAAATACGATTAAAGTCAATAAGACTTCCGTTATTATTAACAATACAGAAAAAGGTGAACCAAAATGAGTCTATGGGAAAAAATTAAAGCTTTCTTCAATACAACTAAAGGCCCAACTATCGTTGAGCAATTTAAGGAAATCATTGAAGAAGAAAAAACTATCGCAAAAAATGTCGAAGCTGTTGTTGAAGCTTCAATTAATAAAGTTGAAGAAATTATCAAAACAGAAGTAAAGGCTGTAGAAACTTCTATTCATAAAGCTGAAGAAGCTGTCAAGGTAGAAGTAAAGGCTGTTAACGATCAGATTACTGATGCAGTAACACAAGCTAAGGCTATCGTAAAGAAGCCACGCAAGAAAAAGTAAGGGACAACAATGAAGAGCGTAATCGATTACATTAAGGGCGTACTTGCTGATGGTAAGGGATCGCCTTCTTCAAAAAGAGTAATCACATTTCTTTTTGCAGTATTGTTGGGAGTGGCATTCGTTGCCAATCTATTCTATGGATACCATGTAGATAAAGAACTTCTTGATTCAGTAATGTATATCGTGATCGCAGGATTTGGCTTTACAGGCATTGAGAAGTTTGCTCCTAATGGTATAGCGGGGGCTTCGACAGCACAATGACAACAGATAGTGACGTTAAGAAGTTATCAGAGAACGTAGCTTCCCTACAAAAAGATATGGCACAAGTCGGAACTTTGGTGGACCGTCTTGACGTTACTATTGAAAAACTAACAGAAGTGTCAACGGCTGTATCTCAGCTATTAGCAGTTCAAGGCAATCGTCTTGAGTTTCAAGAAAAAGTTCAAGAGAGATTAGAGAAGATGGTTGAAACTCGTCGTAGCGAAACAGATAAAAGTATCAAAGATGTTTATATTCGTATTGAAAATGTAGAAAGAGGACTACAGGAAGATATGGATGATGGATATAACAAGATTGCTGGTAAAATTGAACAACTTAGTAAAGAAGGTACAGATCAGCATAAGGTACTAAATGACCGTATGACACGCATGGAAAAGTGGATGTGGATGCTCGTTGGCGGCGGTATTGTTATCGGAACTCTCTTCAATCATCTCAAACTACCAGTACTTTTCGGGGGCTAACCTTTCTCCTTGACTCATTATAGCCGGATTGTTATAATCTGATTGTTGATACGAAATATATTCGAATCATTTATATAATGGAAAACAAGTGGATTGGTTAGATAGAAAATATATTGGTTTCATATCCAATAGACTCCGCAACTATAAGCAGAAGTCACAGAATTTATATAATTTCTCGTGTCCCATTTGCGGAGATTCCAAAACAGATAAGAGAAAAGCACGTGCTTACTTCTATGAAAAGAAGGGTAAGGCATGGATGTGCTGTCACAACTGTGGTGTTGGCATGACAGTTGATAAGCTTGTCAAGCATCTAGACCAAGGTCTATATAATGAATATGTCAAAGAGCGTATGGTTGCTAATGGGCAAGAACGTAAAAAGACGGATGTTGAACTCTTCGCTGAAAAGATGAAGAAACCAAAGTTCATGAAGTCAAGTCCTTTGATGAAACTCAAAAAAGTATCTTTACTCAATCCTGTCGGTCCAACACGTATGTATGTTGATGGTCGTAAAATTCCCACGTCTATGCATCACAAATTGTTTTATTGCAAGAACTTTAAGGCATGGGTGAACAGTTTTCTACCGGGTAAGTTTGAGCATGAAGACAATGATGAGGCTCGTTTGATCATTCCATTCATCGATCAAGATGGAGAGTTTTTTGGTCTTCAGGGTCGTTCACTGGCTAAGGAAAGCAACCTACGATACATCACGATCATTCTTGATGAGGATCAGCCAAAGATTTATGGTCTAGATAGTGTCAAACTGGATAGACCTATATATGTGGTAGAAGGCCCAATTGATTCGATGTTTATTCCAAACGCTATCGCATCTGCTGGTAGTGATCTTATCTCTAACTTAAGGCAGGTTAACACCGATAAGAGCAATTTTATTATTGTGTTTGATAATGAACCACGAAACAAGGAAATCGTAAAGAAGATAGAAAAGGCAATCGATCAAGGGTATAAGGTTTGTTTATGGCCTGAAACAATTGCAGAAAAAGATATTAATGATATGATTCTTGCTGGACTAACGTCGAAAAAAATTGTTGACATTATAAATGAGAATACATACAATGACCTTTCGGCAAAAATGAAATTTGCAACATGGAAGAAAATTTAATATGATTACAGATCGTTCTATTGAAACTATAGAAAAGTTCCCCGTTGATCCAGATGGGCATATTCTCTATATCGTGTACAATAAGGATATGGTTCGTGCTGCTGAAGATTTGATTTCTGAAGTTCACGGTAAAGACTATTTTGATAATTTTGTATCAGTTACTCCTATTGGTGGAAAACTTAAGCCTAGCTTAGAAGGCAAGAGATGTATGATGTATTTTGATCCTATGTTTCATGCTCATAATGGAAACGGATATAACTGATGTGGCGCAGGTTTCTTTGCCGTATTGGATGGCACTGGTGGACACCATGGGATACTCCTAGAGCTATTCCTGATGGGCGTTCTCAGCAATTCCGTATGTGCAAAGTATGTAACAAACAACAAAGGTATATTTTCTAATGAAGGTTATTATTGCGGGTAGTCGTAAAGTTGATGACTACAGCCTTATTATTGAAGCGGTTAAGCGTTCTGGTTACAACATTACTGAAGTGGTGTGTGGCTGTGCTATTGGTATTGATCGCCTTGGTGAGAAATGGGCTATTGCAAATAATATACCTATTAAGGAAATGCCAGCAGATTGGAACCGCAACGGCAAAGCTGCTGGTCCTATGCGTAATCGTGATATGGCAGAATATGCTGATGCTGCTATTGTCGTTTGGGATGGTAAGTCACCCGGCACTCGCAACATGATTGAGAATATGATTCGCAGAAAGAAGCCTTATTATGTTGCGTTAACTTCAACAACATTAGAGGATTTCATTTAATGGATATTTACAAAACAGATATGGCAGAATTGGGTCTTGAATACGTTCAATGGCCCATTACTGCTGTTCGTATACATAGAACAGATGGTCAGTGGCTTGTAGAGTATAAGCGTAAGCCAAAGTGGTATTTTGATCAATGGTGGTGGTTCAATGACGGTAAGTTTGTTGACTATACAGACGCACAGGATCGTGCTGGTAAGCTAGCTGCACAAGGCTATACTATTTCTACTCGCTATCGCACTGATTATATACAGGTGAATAATGACTAATAATACTGCCGTGATGAGCGTTTTATTATATAACGCTATCGTAATAGGTATTATGACATTTTTGTTTGTTCATTTTGAAAATGGTTGGCCAGTATTGATGGTATTCCTACTTGCTAATTTTAGCACTGATGATAAAAAGGGAGGTTCTTAATGAGCAAAGTTAATTGTATAGCATGTGATGATACACCAGAGCCAGCCATGTATATCCGCTATACACAATTTGCGGGTGATCATCCTTTGTGCGAAAAACACGCAAAAGAAGATAAAAATTTTATGAATGATGATGATTATGCTTTTTGGGAGGTGATAGAAAGTGACTAAAGAAGAACTTGATGTAAAATGTAGAGACGTAGCCAAGAGACTTGATGAAGCTTCTATTGATGATTTTGAATTGATGAAGAAACTATTAAAAGAAACTGAAGAGTTGCGTTTAGAATTTGTTAAACTATATGGATTAGATGATGAGTGAAGTGAATCTAGTTGGCATTACACAGCCAAATTATAAATATACAGGTTGCGATACTGCACAGGAACTAATTGGTTGGTGTGCTCGTATTTCAAATCCTGCTAATCAACAAAAGCACAGTACAGCACCAAAGTTGATCCAATCATTACTACGTGATAAGCATTGGTCGCCACTAGAAATGGTTGATGCATCAATGGAAATCAAGACCACACGTGATATTGCACGTCAAATCTTGCGTCATCATTCATTCTCATTCCAAGAGTATAGCCAGCGTTACGCTGATCCTACCAAGGATTTAGGCTTTGTCACAAGAGAAGCAAGACTTCAAGATGCCAAGAACCGTCAGAATTCCATTGAAACTGAAGACACTGAGCTTCAAACAGAATGGAATATGAGACAACGAAAGGTAATGTCAGAGGCTCTGATCCAGTATCGTTGGGCTATTGAAAATGGTATTGCAAAGGAACAGGCTCGTGCTGTACTTCCTGAAGGTAACACCGAATCAACTATAATTATGAAGGGTTCACTTCGTTCTTGGGTACACTATTGTGATCTACGTATGAAGTGGGACACACAGAAAGAACACCGTATTGTTGCTAAACAGTGCTGGAACATTATTGAAGAACAATTTCCAGATATCAAGATTGCTCTTGACAATATTAAAGCATGGCAGGAATTTGAAAGAAAGCTTCCATGACTAAGGTAACGGTAGAATTTGATGAAGATTTGCAAGAATATTACATCTCTTCATCAATATTAGAAAAACATTTTGATGTAGGGGATACTGTCGAATGGACAGAACAATCTACAGGCGTATACATATTAACCAAAGTAAAAGATAAAGGCGAATAATAAATGACAACTGAAAGTTATCTTGGGATTACCATTGATAAAGAAAGAGATGCTCTTTTCGATGAACTTGGATTAAAGCGTCTTAAAGAATCTTATATGAAAGATGATGAAACATCACCCCAAGAGAGATTTGCTTTTGTTTCAACTGCCTTTGCTACAGACGCTGCACACGCTCAGCGTCTATATGACTATTCCAGTAAGCATTGGCTATCATATGCCACACCAATCCTCTCGTTTGGTCGTACAACAAATGGTATGCCCATTAGCTGCTTCCTTAACTATATCGAAGATACTGCTGAAGGTTTGGTAAAGAACTATGAAGAAACAAGTCGCTTGTCTATGATGGGCGGCGGTGTTGGTATTGGGTTTGGTATTCGTTCTGCTGGCGATAAGTCAACAGGAGTTATGCCTCACCTTAAGACATATGATTCTGGTTCAATGGCATATCGTCAAGGTCGTACTCGTCGTGGTTCGTATGCAACATACTTGAATATCAGCCACCCTGATATCACAATGTATCTTGAGATGCGTAAGCCTACTGGTGATCCGAATGTTCGCTGTTTGAACCTTCACCATGCTGTAAACATCACAGATGACTTCATGGAAATTATCGAACGCTGTATGATTGATCCAGAAGCAGATGATTCGTGGCATCTACGTGACCCACATTCTGGTGAAATTCGTGATACTGTTTCTGCTAAGAATTTATGGCAGTCTTTGCTTGAAATTCGTATGCAGACAGGCGAACCATACATTCACTTCATCGATACTTCTAATCGTCAAATGAAGGACTTCCAGAAGGCACTTGGTCTACGTATTAACCAAAGCAATCTTTGCAGTGAAATCATTCTACCAACTGACAAGAGCCGCACTGCTGTATGTTGTTTGTCTTCACTAAACCTAGATCATTTTGATGCATGGAGTAAGGCTGGCATCATTGAACCATTCATTCGTGATGTTGCTGAGATGTTGGATAATGTTCTTCAGTACTTCATTGACAATGCTGATCGTAAAGTGAAACGTGCTATCTATTCTGCTACTCGTGAACGCTCTATTGGTGTTGGTGCTCTAGGTTTCCATGCTTATCTACAGAAGAAGAATGTTCCTTTTGAAAGTGCTGTTGCTAAGGCAATCAACATCAAGATTTTCAAGAACATCAATGCTGCTATGGAAAAGGCTAATCTTGATATAGGTACAGAACGTGGTGAAGCTCCTGATGCTGTTGGTACTGGTCGCCGCTTCTCTAACTGTATGGCGATTGCTCCTAATGCATCATCATCATTGATCATGGGTAACACTTCAGCTTCTATTGAGCCAATGCCAGCCAACGCATATCGTCAAGATACATTGTCCGGTGCATTTCTTAATAAAAATAAATACCTTGATTTGATCATCAAGAAGGAAGCTGAAGACAAGAAAGATGGTTGGTATGATGACGTTTGGTCAAGCATCATTGCAAACGATGGTTCTGTTCAGCATTTAAATTGGCTTGACGATGACACTAAGCTAGTATATAAGACTGCAATGGAAATTGATCAGCGTTGGGTTATTGACCTTGCTGCTGATCGCCAACAGTTTATTGATCAATCTCAATCACTTAACGTATTCTTTAGACCAACTGCCAATATCAAATATATTCATGCAGTCCACTTCCTTGCTTGGAAGCGTGGTCTTAAGACACTTTATTACTGCCGCTCAGAAAAGATCGGTAAGGCTGATAAGGTTTCGAAGAGAATTGAGCGTGAAGTCATTAAAGAAATTGATATGCAGAGCCTAGTAGATGGCGATACCTGCATCGCATGTGAAGGTTAAAAAATGAAAGCAATTATTTACTCTAAGCCCGACTGTGGCTTTTGCGTTAAAGCAAAGGAATTTATGTGGGGGGCTGATATTGAGTATAGTGAGTATACTGTAGGCATGGATGTTTTATGGGAAAATGTTCAGGCACGTGCACCAGTTGATATTACAACTGTTCCACAGATTTGGATTGATGGTCAATATGTCGGTGGTTACACAGAGTTAGTCAAATGGTATTCGGAGAATCTCTAATGGCAAAGAAAAGTACAGAATCGTCCTTAATGGATACAAGGTCTTATTTTAAGCCTTTTAATTATAGTTGGGCATATGATGCTTGGCTAAAGCACGAACAAAGTCATTGGCTTCACACTGAAGTACCAATGCTTGAAGACCTTCAAGATTGGAAGAAATTTCTTACCAGTGAAGAAAAGTATTTCCTAACCAACATCTTTCGTTTCTTCACACAAGGCGATATTGACGTTGCAAACGGTTATGTAAATAACTACCTGCCACACTTTCGTCAACCTGAAGTACGTATGATGTTGTTGGGTTTTGCTGCTCGTGAAGCATTGCATATTGCTGCATACTCACACTTGATTGAAACTCTTGGTATGCCTGAAGCAACATACTCAGAATTTCTTGAGTATGAAGCTATGAAGGATAAGCACGAATATATCATAGAGATGGCTATTGCTGATAATAACAAGCAAACGATTGCTGCAAACATTGCTGCATTCTCAGCCTTTACTGAAGGTATGCAGTTATTCTCTTCATTCATTATGCTATTGAACTTCCCTCGTCATGGTCGTATGAAGGGTATGGGTCAGATTGTTACATGGTCAATTGTTGACGAAACAATCCATGCCGAATCAATGATCAAGGTATTCCGTACATATATTCAAGAGAATAATGAAATCTGGAATGATGAACTCAAGGAACGTATCTAC